TCACAGGCACATCAACAGCAGGGTCTATTGCCGTCACAGGAGAGGGTAACTCTACAACTACCAACTTACAGCAGGGGTTATGTAAGGCTTGGAGTAATTATAATCAATCAACTTCAAATGAAGCAATCGCTGACTCCTTTAACGTTGCCTCTATTTCAGATGATGCTGAAGGATTCCATACTGTAAATTTTACATCAGCAATGTCTAATACAAACTATTCTGTGTCTGTATACTTTAGAAGAAACTCTGACTCAAATACAGGTGGAGGTAATCTAACTTCAAATTCAACAGACAGTAAAACAGCTTCTGCTATGAAATTTAAAACTATATATATTGACACAAATGCACAGAATGTGACGGATTATGCAGAGAATAGTCATCACTTTATGGGAGACTTGGCATGAGTACACTAAGAACAAATGCCCTAGAGGGAGTAGACGCAAAGAACAGCATCACTATTGTTGCAGGTGCAGGGAATATTACCACTACGAATGTGCAAGAGGGTTTGGTAAAAGCATGGAGTACAGCAAGTCAACCTGGAACAGTAGAGGACTCTTTTAACATATCAAGTCAAGGTGATGGTGGAACAGGAGACTTTGAAAATAATCTTACTAATAATATGAACAGTGCTAGTGGTTGTCCTACTGGTGGCTGTCTAGCTAATGATTTTTCTGCTTTTGAAAATGTAACAACAAGTTTAATAAATCAACGTATGATTTCAAGGGCTGATAGTATTGCTTTTACAGATGAGAGAACATATTTTCATCTAACAGGAGATTTAGCATGACACCAGAATTTCAAGGAACACATTTATGGGATAGACTAGGGTGGGCAACTGACAACCTAGATGAACCTGCAAAGGTTACACACCCTGACCCTAACTGGATGGCGTGTGCATTGAATGGTGGCATACTACCACCTGTGTGGGTTTATTGGGAACTCAAGAAGGACGAAGCACAACCAGACTTTGTAAAGCATACACGAGGGTATTTACTCCATAATACAAAGCCAGTAGAATCAATGACAGAGGAACAGGCAATAGAATACTTGATTATGAAAGACATACCTGAGAGAGTGTGGAAAGATTATGAGCAAGCAAATAGAAAGCGTTTGCTTATAGTAAAGAAGGAGCAGTTACCGTCACATCGAACATGGCGTAACGCTTGGAAAATAGATCAACAAGTGGCATAGGAGATACGATGACCAAAACATTTATAATAGATAAGGATGGGGCAACCATAGATGCGTCTACTGCAACTGTGCCATCTGACAGACATTTTAGAAACGCATGGAAGCTCAGTGGTTCTGTGATATCCGAAGACATGACGGAGGCTAAGAAGATATTTAAAGACAAGATCAGAGAAGTCAGAAAGCCTTTACTTGAGGCTGAAGATGTAACCTATATGAAAGCACTAGAAGCTGATGACGCATCGGCTAAAACAGCATCCGTAGCTAAGAAGAAAGCATTGAGAGATGCCCCTGCTGCAAAGGCTATAGATGATGCAGATACAATAGCTAAACTCAAAGCAGCTTGGGATACAAGCACATTGGGTGACAGCCCTTACGCATGAGGTAGATAAATGGCTTTAACTAAAGTTACGGGTAGTGGAGCAAATGGACTAACGCTGTCTAGCACAGACCTTACTATCACATCTGGTGATTTAATTTTTGCTACATCTGGTAAAGGACCTGTTATTGGAGCAACATCAAATACAGATGGTAATACTCTTGATGACTATGAAGAAGGCTCATGGTCGCCTACATTAAAAAATGAGGGCGATACAAATTTAAGCACGACTAAAAACACAACATATAATAACGCCAGATATGTTAAGCTAGGACCCGTTGTTTTTTTCCAATTTACTGTAAGCATAAGTGCATTAAGTGGAGATAGTAGTAGTCAAAATCTTATTATAGATAATCTTCCTTTTACTAGTAAAGCGTATCAGGCAAACGCTAACGGTGGGTGTCTTATAACGTATAATTCTTCTGTTGACACAAACCCTATATACGGAATTATTTTAGGTAGTTCAGATAATATGCGATTTTACTCAGCAGCGGCTCAACCTCTTTTTTCTAATGCCTTACAGTCTGCTAGTTACATTCAAGGGCATGGTCATTATGAAACAGCTTCATAGGAGAAAAGAATGGCAATAACAAAAGAAGTAATACAAGACAAAATAGAAATTGTGGGTGAGTTTAAACATATACAAGTGCGAACAGCGACCGTGATAAAAGAAGATGGTGTGGAAATATCACGCTCTTTTCATCGCCATGTTGTGTCACCAGATAGCGACAGTACAAACGAGAGTGCAGACGTAAAAGCGATGGTTGCACAGTTTCACACAGATGCAGTAAAAAAAGCATACGCTGACCACCTAGCAAAGGCAGGAGTGTAATGCCCTATATAGGAAAAGCACCAAACCAAGGCGTTAGAACACGCTTCATATACCAAGCCACAGCAGGGCAGACCTCTTTCTCTGGTTCGGATGCTAATTCCAATACGCTCACATATGCAGATGGTGAGTATGTCGATGTATATCAGAATGGCATACTACTCAAACCTGCCACAGACTACACCTCCACAACAGGTACAACTGTAGTTTTAGTTACAGGTGCATCCGTCAACGATGTTGTTGAGATAGTGGTATATGATGCGTTTAGCATAGCCAACAGCTACACTAAGTCTGAGTCTGACACACGCTATCCCTTCTTAGGTAACGACAGTATTATACGAACCAATGGTCAGACAATCAGTGCTGATATAACAATCAGTAGTACAACCAATGCACTGTCAGCAGGACCTATTACAGTCGGTGCATCAGCAACGCTAACAGTTAATGGATTTTATACGATATTATGACCAGTGAACTTAGAGTAGATAATTTAAAAGGTAGCACCACAGGTGGCAGTATAAATGTCTTGGGTGAAGGTACATCTGCGACTACTAATCTGCAACAGGGGTTGTGTAAGGCATGGTCTGTATCAAGTCAACCTGCAACTGTAGAGGACTCCTTTAATGTATCAAGTCAAGCTGATGGGGGTACAGGTAATTATCAGAACACTCTAACAAACAATATGAACAGCACAAGCAGTTGCCCTACTGGTGGCTCTCAATACGCTGAAAACGATGGTTTTGCTACACCAACAACAAGTGTGATACAACAGTATTTACTTTCAAGGACTGACTCTTTAGCTAACCAAGATGGTAGGGTATATTTTCATCTCACAGGAGATTTAGCATAATGGCAAGTGAAATTAAAGTAGATACAATCGTCAATGCAGGGGGAGATAATGACACTGGGATTGACCTTGCGACTAATGACCAGATATTGCTGAAGGTAGCCAATGCTACAAAGCTAACCATGAACTCCACAGGACAGACCACTATTGTTGGAGAGGGTGGTACAACTACTACGAGTGTACAGCAGGGGTTGGCGAAAGCGTGGGGAAACCTAGATGGAAGTGGAACTATATCAACAAGAGATTCTTTTAACATCGCTTCAGCATCAGATGAAGGTACAGGTATATATGATTTTAATTACACAAGTAGTATGTCAAATGATGATTACTCAGCACAAGAAAGTGTAAATGAAACAAGCGGAAAACAAGGTCATTTAAACAGACTTCCTGCTATTGATGATATAACTACATCTGATATTAGATTTGGATGTACTTACGATGGCACGAATAGAGATGTAGATGAGCTATATGTGACAATAAATGGAGACTTAGCATAATGGCATCAACACTTAAAATAAATACATTAACAGGTGTCACCACAGCAGGGTCAATCGCTGTGACAGGCGAAGGAAATAGCACCACGACTAATCTGCAACAGGGGTTGGCTAAATTGTGGGCAAATGTAGATGGCACAGGCACATCAGCTATGGATGACTCATTTAACGCAAGTACACATACAGATATAGGCACAGGGGAATTTTCAGTGACTACAACTAATGCTTTTAACAGCAGTGACCACTCTGCTCATGTTAGTGGCAACTCTTCTCATGTATTTTTAAATAATACTAATCTTACAACAACAAATATTAGAATGGCTGTTACTAGTTCTGACGGTTCACTTCAAGATTGTGACCCTATTACGTTTACTTCACATGGAGACCTAGCATGAGCAAAGCAGCAGATTTAGCAAACCTTATAGGCAACATTAATGCGGGCGGTGGTGGAGTAAATAGGAACTTGATTATCAATGGTGCTTTTAATGTAGCTCAGAGAGGAACTAGTCATACAACAACAAGTGCGTATACCCTAGACCGTTGGACATTTCAGACAGATTTGTTAGACCAATATGCTCATACAGTCACTCAATCAACAGACACGCCAGAAGGTTTTTCAAGTAGTTTAAAAATTGAGGTGACTACTTCAGAAACATCTGTCGAATCTGGTGAGGACTTAGCTCTTACACAAAGAATAGAAGCACAAAATCTTCAACACTTACAAGCAGGAACTTCATCAGCAAAGTCACTTGCTCTTAGTTTTTATGTAAAATCAAGTGTGACAGGAGTCTATGCTGTTCATTTGCAAGCAATAGATGATAGCAAAATTTTCCCAACAACTTATACAATAAATTCAGCAAATACTTGGGAATACAAAACTATTTCGATACCCCCTTGCACGATTGCTACTATTGATAACGATAATGGAACAGGGTTTAACCTAACATTTATAACGATATCTGGTTCAGATTATACAGGAGGTAGCACTGGTTCATGGCAAAGTTACGCATCTAATTTATTTGCCGCAGGACATCAAGCTAATGTTTCTTCTGATGGTGATACATGGTTAATCACAGGCGTTCAGTTAGAAGTAGGGCAAAACCCAACGAGTTTTGAGCATGAGCCTTTTAATGTAACTCTTGAAAAATGTCAACGCTATTTTCAAAGCAATGATGTAGGTGCTTTAACAATGTCTATTGTGCGAGATTCAGATGATATTAAAAGAGGTACATTGTTCTATCCTACAAGAATGAGAAGTGATGGTCCATCAGTGACTTTATCTAACACTACTTTAGATGGAGGAGGTTTGTCAGTTGATGAAGCTAGGGATACAGGAGTTCATGTTACCATGAGCAGTGGTAGTGATGGTAACGTGCCTAAAATTCACATCTATACAGTAGAGGATGAATTATAATGAATATAACATCAGCACAATACATTCAAGACCCATTAGATGACCCAAAGGTAAACAAGATGATAAAGGCTACCATTGATGGGCAAGAGTGGTTTGTATCAATAAGTCCTAACAACAGACACTACGCAGAAATACTAAAACAAGTAAAGGAAGGCACACTGACCATCAAGGACGCTGACTAATGCTTGGCTTTAATG